TTTCCCGAAGCGTCACGGCGTGGGTCGGTTATAGTCCATGCACCCAGTGTTATAAATTCCGACTGTCCTGCTCTGAACTCCAATAGCAGCGAACCTCCCCGAAGATCCTCACGGCGTTTCCCGGGCAGATATACCATTATATTCGCTGTTCCCGTATACATCTGCCCTATCTCGAATTCGTCCTCTGCCGACGTGCATTGCCGCGTATAGCTCGGGTCGCCTACTAATACCTCGTTGGACAGATATATTTTTTCGCCCTTTCGTGTGTTTATCTCTCCGAATATGTGCTGCTGCTGTTTCAACGCTATGGCGGCTTTGTATTCCTGCGATGTTTCAAGCACGATTGCACCTCCCTATATTTCGATGAGACTGAATGTAAGCCGATATATGCGGTTTTCCGCTGTTCCGAGCATTTCTTTGGTGCGGTCGGAAGTATACATATCGGTTTTTTTCAGATTGCCGCAGTCATAAAATTCAACGCTGAGAGGTAAACTGCTGATAAGCTCCTCGAATTCAGCCGTTTGCGATTCCGAAAGAAGATATTCAAGCTCAATAGTAACAATGTCCTTGCGGATAAGGTAAGGCAGGAGCTTTCCTGTTTCCGCCGATCTTTTTGTTGAATCGGAATAAAGGTCGCTTGACCTAACGGTCATACTCATAGGCTCGCATGGCGGAGATACGCCGTTTATAGATACTATCGCTTTCACTGTACACCTCTGTTTCTTGCATCTCCATTGACGATCTTAACGACCTCACGGTGGAAATAGCTGCTGTTAGGATAAAGGTATGTGTTTATTACGATCTCCTTTTGACCGCCGCCGTTCTCCTTTAAAGCGTCTGCAACGGCTTTTTTAATTGTACCGAGCGGCGAAACGACCTCAGTTTCACGCTTATTGTCACCGAGCATTGCAAGGAAATTTCCGTAATTTGCCGGAACTACCGTTCCCTGTGCGAGATAAGGTATCTGAGGTATGTCAATATACGGCAGCCAGCCAAAGGGATTTGCGCCGCCTATCTCAAAGTCTCGCAGTCCTCCGAGAGCCGAGTTAATGGCGTCGAACGGCTCGCAGATAACCCAATTGATACCGTCTATCAATCCGTTTACAACGGTTTTAAAGGTATCGGCTATACCGTCGGTGATTCCCGTAAATACCTCTCCGCCGCTGCTGAATACGTCTTTAACAGCCTGCCATGCTTCTGAAAAAGTATCTCTGAACCATAACGTTACCGAACCGAAGCATTCTTTGATATTTTCCCATACTTCGTTGAAAAACTCGGCAGGACCGCTGAAAACAGACCGTATGTTATCCCATGCCGCCTGAAAACGTTCTTTGAACCAAGTTCCGACAGGCAAGAAAATTTCCCTGATACCGTCCCATTTTTTGTCGAACCAGTCCACGGAAGCAGACCATACGGCTGTTATGTTATCCCATGCAGTTTGAAAACGCTCCTTGAACCATATCCCCACATTGGCAAAAGCTTCTTTTATGCTTTTACACTTTTTGGAAAACCAGTCGGGTATGTCTTTCCACACAGCTTTAATATTATCCTTTGCCGCCTTAAAGTGTTCCCATATCCATTGTACGACTTGTGAGATAACTTCTTTTATGGCTTCCCGAAGGTCATTGAAAATACCGATTCCGCCCGAATAGAAGATATACAGCTTAGCTGTGATCTCGGCGACTGCATCGGAAATTGTTTGCTTGATACCGTTCCATATATCGGAAAAGTATACCATTGCTCCGCCCCATGTTGAAGCAATAAAATCCCATGCTTCTTTTGCTTTCTGAGCAATGCCCGAAAAGAACTCCTGCGCCTCGGGAACTCCCGAAGCGACAAGATCGGCAAATTCCTCCAGTCCCGATACGGCAGCTTCCATCCATTCTATGAAAGTGTCGCCTGCAAACTCCGCAAGGGGGTTGAGAGCCTTTTCCCACAGCCATTTAAACAACGGCTTGAAAACTTCTATTACGCTGTTGAATATCCTGAGAGCCGCCGCAACTCCACGCAGAAAAACGGGAAGATAATCTTCTATGACCCACCCTGCAAGAGGGAGCAGCACCTCTTTAAACAGCCATTCCAGACCCTTTCCGATATTGTCCGTGATAGGTCTGAGGGCTTTCGTTACTTTTTCGAGCGATTCCAGAAGCGGAGAAAAATCCACATTTTTCGCCCATTCGGACGCAGCTGAGGTACATCTTTTCACAGTTGAAAGAATAGACGAAAATATTCCTAAAATGTTTTCTATCAGCCGTTTTCCGACCTTGTTTTCCTGCCATGCCTTTTTGAAGCTTGTACGGAGATTTGCTGTGAAATTATTGATGTGTGTTAATATTTCAAGGACGTTTCCTAAGATTTCTTCTCCTGCGCCGTCGTTCCATACCGTGCGAAAATCAGCTGCAACAGCATGTATCAATTCAAGCAGAGCGTTCCAGCGGTCGGAATAGGACTGTACAAGAGCAGTACCTCTGCCCTCGTCCTCCCATGCGTTTTTCAGAGCGGCGGAAATATCGCCGATAATGCCGAGAACATCGCCGAAAAGTATTATTGTATTGCCGATAAGCCGTTTGCCCGAACCGTTTTGCCACACCTCGTCAAGGCTTGCCGCTGCTGCCGAAAACAGTCCCTTTATGTTATCGGCGGCGTATCGTGCGTTTTCGATAAGCAGGGGAGAATTGTCCTCCCATGCAAGCTTTATCGGCTCTGATAGGGCTGTAAGCTTTTCTTTGAGCCTTTCCGCAGATTTATCGGCTTCCGATGTATCGACGGCAGGGGTTATAACAGGAGACGTTGAAAGAGCCGTATTCCCTGCCGCAGACGATGAGCCGTCAGAGTTATTGTCATTCCCCGAGCCTATGGTATTTATTTTGTCAAACCCTGCAAGCATACCCTTTTCCGCTTCGGCAGTTTCCTCGACAGCTTCTGTAAGAGCTTGCTGATTTGACGTGCTGTTCCCGATATTTGCGCTGATCTCCGCAGTATTTTCGGTCTCCTGTCCGAAAAGCTCCATAACGGTATTAACTGCCGTTCGTGCCTTTTCGGTAAGCCTTTCAAGGGCGGAGGTCATCTGCTTTACCGCTTCGGTCGCCGCCCGAAGAACAGGCTGACCTATAACGGCGGTAAACTGCCGCCATGTTTCTTTCAGATTGCCGAGAACGTTCTCCCAGCCTTCGGATTCCCGTGCCGCTTGTCCCATAGCCCCCGAAAGCGCATTTGCGTCCTTGACCATTTGAAGCAAAGTAAGCTGTTTCTGAGCTTCGGAAAGTTCAATGAATGATTTTCCGTAGAGCTTGTTTGCGGCGGCATTTCGGGTAGTTTCGGTAGAGGAAAGACCGAGTGCGGCATCGTTTTCAAAGTTTCCTTTTAGGAAAGATTTTAAAGTTTCCGTAGTATCTTCAAGAGAACGGTCATAGTATGCTGCGCTGTCGGCGGCGACTGTAAGAGCCTCCTCCATCATGTTCAGAGCCGTTACCGAATCCATGCCCGATGTCTTTGCAAAAGCATATATAGACGTACCGGCGGAGTTTAATCGGCTTCTGACTATTCCGCTTGATTTTGCAACACGCTCCATAGCCTGTTCGGCGTTTTCCTGCAATTGCCCGAAAGTTTGCGAGAGCTGAGAATTTGCCGCGTTTACCTGTGCAGCCGCTTCAACTGAACTTTTGGCAAACTGAATTATTTTTGCCACACTGAATGCCGCCGCCGCTGCCGAAGCAAGTCCCAGCAGCTTTGATTTTACCCCGTCAAGACCGTTTCTTAAAGAGCCTACGCCTTTATCGAAGCCTTTGGTGTTCAGTTTTGCGTTGAAATTCAGCGATTTTTGTATGCCCCCGATTTTTTCTTTCAGAGATTTAGTCTTTTTGGAAAATTCTTTTTCAACATCGGGACTTACAGGGGCAAAAAAATCTCCGTCTGACTTTTTTGTTTTAGCAGACCTTGATTTTTTTAGTTCCTGCCAAGCTTTTGACATTGCTTCGGAGGCGTTCATTCCCTCTTTTCTGAAAATTGCGCCTATCGAATTAACTCTCGACCTTTCGGTTCGGCTCGTATCATCAAGTATTTCCTTGATTTTCTCCGCTGATTTTCCGACCTCTTTTGTTGTCTTTTCAGCCGCTTTTGACGTTGCGTCAGAGACTGTTTCTGCGGTTTTCTTTGCCTTTTTCTGTACCGAATCTACCCCTTTGTCAAATTCGGAGGTATCAAATTTTGTGCTAAATTCCAATTTGCCCTCAGCCAATTTATCACCTCTTTTCGGGTACGAAAAAGCACCCCCGAAGGAGTGCTTGATTATTATTTAGTTGTTCTCTGTAAGCTCATAAAGTTCACTATGAAGATTATCAATATTATTCCGTTGGCTCTGCGCTTGCCCCGTCGGGAGTAAATGTCTTTGTTTCGACATTCCATGTACCCTTGACGCGTTCTCCGTCGTTGTAGATCGAGAACGGGACCTGCACGCCGGAAGTATCTCCGCCGACGGAATTGGGAACTACATAGACGTTCTCACGGTAAGCCCAGATAACTTCTCCCTTGCCGTTGACAAGAATATCGACCTTTGTTGTTTTGCAGCCTGCGCCTGTGCGGCGGTTGTTGGCTATATCCATGAGTTTTTCGCCGAGTGCGTCGGTGGAATTTTCATCGACGTAGATGTAATACGGGTCAACGTCGGAGCTTACATCATAGCCGTTGTGAGTGACCGTATTTTCTCCGCAGATATTTTTTGCCGTGCTGACGTCAGGATTGAGGTTCTCGCTGTATTCCTCTAAATCCTTTCCGATACGCACATAATTTGTGCTGTTTGTAACAGCAGTTGCAGGGTCGCCGAGAGGATTTGCGTCTATCATATGAATCAGGTATTTTCTTTCAGCTTTTTCCATAATAACTCCTTTCAGGAAAAAAGAGCGAGGATATTATTTTGTTCTTCCTGCTCTTCTTTTGTATATTTTCTTCTGATCTCCACAAGGGACTTATTCTCACGAAGAAATTCCTGTTCCCATTTTTCGAGCTTTTTGCCCTTTGCTTTCTTTTCTCGGATATGTATGACCTGAGAAAAAAGACCTTCGCCGATCTCTCCGAAAAGTCCTAAGAAACTCCACCAATGAAGATAAGGGACGGTTCTTGTTTCGTAACCTGCGGCTTTGTTGACGGCAGGGAAAATAAGGCGTTCGTCCTGTTCCCAGTCAATTATTTTTGCTTTGCGGACGTTATCAACGGGAGCGTTATCACCGCCGCCTGCAAACCAGTAAGCCTTGTCCGCCGCCTCTTTAAGCGCTCCACGGGGAATTTTTCCGTAGTCCTTATAGAGATTTTTCATGCAGATATAGCATTTTTCAAGGTCGGTAAGCTCGGGGTCGGCGAAAGCCGCATAGATATTCAGCATGACACGGAAATCCGAGTTTATGCCGTACAGCTTTCCGCCGACTTCAAGCTCGGTCGGGAGCTGCCCTATCATGAGAGTAACTGTGCGAGCAGCGTAATTTTTTCCTCTTTTGAAAGTCCGCTCAGATCGGGCATTTTGGCAGTTTCGGCAGGCAAAGTCGGCGAGAGGTATTTTTTTACTTCGGGGCGCAGTTTCGGTGCGTCCGCTTCACGGGTCATTGTCAAAGCTTTTATATCGGCTTCAACTGCGGGCATAAGAGCTTCAAGAAACGCCTGATAAAGCGGTTTTCCGCCTGATACGGGGGTAAAAGGATTTGCGCCGCCGAATGCCGATGTGCAAACATCAGTTCCGAAGGCTTTATTGATGATACCGCAAAGCTTTTCGCCCATTTTCGAGAGCGTATTCACATCGGGGCTATCCGGCACGCTGCCGATCAGCTCGTCAATATCGTCGGCAGTTTCCTCAAACCTTTTTACCATGTCGGGGTCTATCCTTATCCTGATAACTCGGCTCTCATCGCCGTTTATCATATATTCTCTGATTCCCTCGTTAAAATTGATTGACTTCATAATTACTCCTTTTCTACCGTGTATTCGGCTATCAGTTGTAAACTGTACATTACTCCCGATACGCCGTTGTTTTCGGGTATTTCCTCTATCATACCGTTTTCGGCTCTGAGAGATGTTATCTTTCCGCTGTATGTCCTGCCGCCAATCTCGGTTTGAACAGTCATGTTTTTTCTTTCATTCAGCCAGTTTCCGAGTTCGAGCAGCACAGAACTGCTGGCAAGTCTTTCATAGTCGTTTATACTGCTGAAAACGGCATAGAACATGAAAGAATGCTGTTTTTTAAGATTTCCGACAATGTCCTCCGAAAGTACCGTATCGCCTGTAGACGACAGTCCGCAGCTTTGAGGAGTATCGTCCGCAAAGTCTATTTTCACGCCGCCTGTCATTTCGGACATTTTCGGGAAGCTTTGAAGAATGCTGCGAACAGCTTCTATTATATTCATTTTATCCTGTTCACCCTTTTCCGTACTCCTGCAAGAAGTTGTTTTTGGTGCTGACGTTTTGTATATTCAAACCATTTTCTTTTTGCGTTGGGATTTCCGCCTCGCACGTTATACTTGAATTTCCCGTAATACTGCATTTTTGAGATCGGCGAGAGGAATACTATCCTGCCCGGTTCGGGATTTTTCATGCTTTTCAGCAGACTTCCCCGATTCTTGAAGCGTTTCGGAGCTACGGGAATATACGGCTTCATGCGCTTCATTACTTCTTTGTCAAGATATTCCTGCGCTTCTTGCAGGGCGAGTTTTCTTCGTCTGTCAGAGTTTTTGGCGAACACAACGGCTGCCTTTAGCTTCACCGTATCACCTACTTTGCTTTTATGATAAAATCGGTTTTTGTCCCCGATATTTTTCTTTTGACTTCGGTAATAACGGCATGATCGGGATACAGTTTTCTGAAAATCGCCATGCTTTCGGAAACGCTCTTTTCGGACGATGTGTCAAACTCAAACGGAATATCATTCGATACGATAATATCTCCTACTTGCGGAACAGGACAATTGTCCGAACAGTTCACCGAGTATATCAGCACGGTAAGTTCTCCCGTTGTCTGCTCACGCATTTTAACAAGGCACGTACTTCTTTCATCGCAGATAAAAACATCTTCAAATAAAAATCGGTCGTATTTATCTTTTTGAAACACGGTGCATGAACCGTTTGTTTTAAGCAGCTCCGCTCTGATTTTCATGTTCCAGTCAAGAGGAATATTTTCCGCTATTCCCTGTATCGGATAGCCGACTGTACGGAATATCTGCCCGAAAAATTCCACCTTTTTGTCCTGCCAGTCGTGAGCATCTCCTTTTGGGATGGCAAGAGTATATGCAAGCAGTCCGCCGCTTTCCTCTGCGCTGTCGGAATATCCGGCAGAGGACGGCTCTCCGATAAGAACGTTTCCGACTGTTTCGGGAACGCCGTTTGTGTAAAGCTTTACATCAATTCCCTTTATCATGGTTGTCATTGCCGTAAACCTCCAATCCTCCGTAAGTCTGCCGAATAATGCCGAGGCCTTTCAGTTCGTTTTTCAAGAAGTAAAGCGACTGTCCGGCATTGAGATACGTCATAGTAACGCTGTAGCCCATTGCCGACTGAGAACCCTGCGAAACTGCCTGCGACTGTTCCCCGAGACTGTCCATAGCTCTGATAACGGACTGTATAATGACGCTTTTAACGGCTTTTGCACAGTCCTCCCCAATAACGGGGTCGGCTATCATATCGTCAAGCCGCTTGCCGTATTTGTAAGCTATCAAGCGCAGCTTTGAGGATGCCGCTTCAAGAAGAATTTCCGCACCCTCTCGCTGAGCCTCGGAAAGAGTTCTTCCCAAAGCCGTAATGTCGCTTACTTCCGCATATTTACCGCCCATTATTCGGCAGAGGTCGAGGTGATAAGCGCGAACGAAGCCTTATCGAGGATACCCCAGCCGATATACGATTCCGAACGAAGCACTATCTGATTGGTGCGTTTAAGGTCGCCGAGACCGTCAGGGTCGCCGTACTCAATAATTTCGAGAGGTATCTCCTCGGCGTAGCCCCACTTGAAGCCGCCTGCAAAGTCGCCGATAATAGCCTTTATCGAACTTGCACCGAATGAGACCGTATTGTTTATATCAGCCGTCATGCCGCCGAAGTTGCCGGGATTTGCACCGAAACGAAATTCGGGATAGATCGGGAGGTGTGAATCGGCTGTTTTCATAGCTCCGAGAGCCGCGCCGAAAGCAGGGGACATAGCTATTCCCGTAACTATACCGTCTGCAAGCTGAATGGGAGAAACGGCGTCGTCAATATTGTCGTCGGGAGAAGCAGGGGCGTAAGCGACCGTACTTGTCACCGCTTTAACGAAGCAGTTGTTACCGACAATAGAAGTCGATTCTGCGCCGTCCGCAGGGTTTACGCCGTGGATAGCCGCAATATCAAGCGCTCTTGCCATTTTCTTAGAAAAGCCGTCTGAAAAGGCTTCAAGTATAGGGAGCTGCTTTTCTTCGGACATTTTAAGAAATTCGTCTGTTACACGGTGCTGATAAACAAACTTGATAGGCTTTATCGTAACGGACGTGAGATCAGCATTACCGGCAGGCTTATTTGCGCCCTCGCCGACGATAGCAGCTTCGCCGTCCATTGTAAATATGAACGTGTCCGTGCCTGCAAAGGGCATGGGAGAAGCTCCGCAAAGCTTGGCAAGCGTTGAATGTCCCTTGACCTTATTGAACATTTCTTTTGAAAGTTTAGGTGTGAATTTGGTCGTTGATTTTGTTATAGTACCCATTTTTTACCTCCGTAATTTAGTTCGATAAGTCGCTGAGCATAGCGGAAAGTCCTGCTTCCATGACGTTCTCCGCATGGGATTCTCCGGAGTATTTCGGCGCAGGCAGCGGTTCTCTTTTATCCTGTTCCTTTGCGATAAACGCTGACAGCTTTTCGGCGTCGGCTCGCATATCGTCCTCCGTATCGCCTGCAAGACGATCTGCAAGTTCATAGGGAATGCCCTTTTCATGGGCGATTCTTGTTCTCATGGAATTACGCTCGTATTTCTGATTTTTCGCTGTAAGCTCGGAAATAGATTTTTCGTGAGCAGCGATCTTCTTATTGAGAGCGGAAACATCGTCGGGGGACATGTACCCCTCGTATTTCTTTTCAAGCTCCCGAGTATTTTCTTCAATGGCAGACCTGACGGCTGCGTCAAAGTCCTCCTGAGTGGTAATAGGTGTAAACAGCATGATCTTCCTCCTTTAACATCGTATAAGCTGTTTTTTCTTTTCCTTTGAAGTGGCGCATAGCCAGTGCGCTAAAGCTGCGGATTCAAGCAGGGAGACATCTGCTCCCTCCAATATTGAGGTATAGCCGAAGCCTCCGCCCGAACCTATGGCACGGTGTTCGCAGTTTGCGGCTATCTGCGCAAGCGAGGGCTGATTCGAGTGACATATGCCGCCCCCGAAAAGTTTTTTCTCAAAGAGAGCATTGGCTTCAATTACGTCCGACACTTTCGGCAGCACCGCACGGCATTTTACTCCTGCGTTCTTCATATCTTCGGCAAGAATTGATTGATTTCCTGCGCCGTCAATAACCGCCTTTTCGGCTGATCGGGCAAGAAGATATGCGATTATCCATGCGTTCCCCTCGCGTACAGGGCGGCAGTCTATGGCTTCGATAAATATTTTTCCGTCCTCGGTTTTCACGGCGGCGGACAGAGAAACGTTTGCTGTTGATTTTGCAAATTTGACGCCGTAAAATACCCGTGGTTTTTCGGAAAGCTTCGGAGCTTTGCAGACTGCGCAGCTTTCCCATTCGTCACGGCTTATTGCCGATTTAAGGTTATATTTCAGCCATAGTCCCAAACGCTGTATATTGTCGTCGATCTGATCGTTTCCAAGCTCCGATCTGATAGTTCTTTCCGTAAGAATAGTACCGAGAGAGGGATTTGTCATGTACCAAAGTTCGGGGTCGTGAGCGTCCGAAAGCCTTTCGACAGACCATTCCGCCCAGCCTGCGTCCTCGTTTTCTCCCGTAAGAGTTTTTTGACGCAGGCATGAAAAAACCGTTCCCGAAGAAACGGCTGTAGGCGGAGTTCCGCACATAAGTGTCTGAGGATTTTTTGAATCGGTAACGACGTATTTCAAAGCGGATTCCTGATCTGAGGTATATTCCTGAGCTTCATCTATAATAAGCAGATCATAGCCTTCGCCAAGTCCGCCTTTGCTGGAACGGGTGCGGAAATTTATCATTCCGCCTCCTTTAAGCCATTCAATGCGTTCAAGACCGAACTGTTTTGTAGTCTTAAAGTCCTCGCCCTCGACAAACCCTGCTTTTGAAAGGCGTTCGATTATTTTCTCCCATGCGTTATGGGAGGTTGTCGTGCGGTGAGCGGTATACAGCACCTTTTCATCGTGGGAAAGTCCGTATATCGCACGAATTATGAGTATTTCCGACTTGCCGTTTCGCCGCGGCACAGACCAGCCGAATTTCATATGTACCCATAGTCCGTCGTCATTTAAAGCCATAATGTCCTCGAGCATAAGCTCCTGCCAATGCTGCGCGGTACGTCCCGATCTGTTGTATATTTCTGTTGCCTCTGCGCCCAGCGACTGCGTATAAGGCAATACTACGGCGGTCGTGGGCGTTTGCCTGCCAAGACGTTTTTCTGCATTCAAAGCTCTCCCTCCGCTTTATGTTTACATGTTTTTCCAGTCGAACGTCTGCGGCAATACCCTGTTTGAAATAAGCTGCGGTTCGCTGTCATATTGTTTCTTTTCTGTAAGTTTATCTGACTTCTGCCTGTTACAGCACATATGGGCAAGCTGTAAATTTTCAATATCGGAAGGGTGTCCGCCTTTCGACACGGGTATAATATGATCTATACACGGAGACAGCGGATGCGGAAACTTCATGCTGAAATCGACAGGCTTTCCGCATATTCCGCAGACCTTTTGTACTGCGAATATTTTCTTCTTGTTTGATTCAAACTGCGCCCTCTGCGTTCCGTTATGGTCGGGGCGGAGATTCGGTTTTGCCATTTTTTGCTCCTTTTTTGGGTATGAAAAAACCGCCTGTTACAGCGGTTTATCTCTATTTATAGATTCATTGTTTTTTCTTAAATGACTTGTTAATGGCAACTTCTAAAAACTTCTTTTGACAAAAATCAGATAATTTCGGCAAACTTCAATTACATTCATGACCGTGCCTCTCATTCAACGACAAACCTGTTAAGTTCGCGAATTGTCATATCAATGGGTTCAATTCCTTTCTCTTTACAATATCGGCTTATTTCACGATAATTGTAATGAATATCGTCAGCAGAAACAGTGGAGGTAAAACCTCCTGCTTTTTCAGCAGCTTCATCAAGTTCTTTCATTTTTTTTATATCTTCACGTGACATGATCAACCCTCCTCAAAAGTATATGTATCAAGAAGTTTCATAGCGTTTTCTTCATCTATGAACATTCTGTACGGATGAGGTCGTCCCAATAATACTGCGTTAAGCGTTTTACTGTAGTGCTTGACAAGATCGGTATTTTTAGCATCCATAAACAGAAATCCGCCATAACCCTTTTCAAAAGATATTTTAGCGGCAATTGCAAAAAGATGTCCGCCTACACCGTTAAATTTTTTGTTTTTGCCCAAATTGTGCGGAGCGCTTTCGGCAATATTAACATAAACAGCCATATCTCTCTTAAAATCAGTAACGGCTACAAGTCCTTGTATATTTTTATCGCTTGCAACACAAAGCTTATAAATTTCCGTATATTCTAATTCTTTATCAAGCCAGTTAAAATTCCAACCCTTTAGCTGCAACAGATCATTTCTGCTTGCTCTTTCGTATACGGTAGGCACAAGTTCACCTGTTTCGGTATTTTCAAGACAAGGCGTAAATTTATCGATTATAAGATTCATTTTACGATCCCCCTCTGATTTTATTATACCATTATTTCCGTCAGACGTCAAGCCCTTATACCTTAAATTTTCAGACTGAATTTGCCGAGCTTGTTGAGGTGTCAGGGACTTGGGAATAAATTTTTCTTTGGGAGTTTCTTTGACCTCCCATTTCTTTGGCGACCAAACGTCCTGCCGTTGTCTGCCGTTCTCGAAAATGCAGGTACAGTCGCAGTTATCGTGGCGGCGGTAAACGTCTTTCGGTTCGCTTCCATAGACGTAACGTCCTGCAATGCGTTTGCACCAATCGCAGCATTTTCCGCTTGACGTTCGTACAATATAGCATTTCAACCCTGCGTTATGGCGCACCTCTGCGTTTGCCTTTATGTAGTCGTCGTGAAAGGAACGGCAGATAGTCTCGATACCGCTTCCGGCACGGCGTTGTATGGTTTCAAAGGGAACGGTCGGGTCAATAAGAGAATGGGAGAATTTATTTACTCTTTCTTTTGGAAAAACAGCTTTCTGCGGCTTGATATGCAGCCCGTTCTTATTGTCAAGAGCCGACTGCACCTGTGCAAGAATGCTGTTTATATGTTCATAATGGTCGTGCAGAAGCTTGTCGGTTATTTCTTCCGCATTTTCAATATCTGCGATGTTTCTCTTTACGGTATAGCTCAATATTGACGATACAAGATTTGAGTATTCCGCAGTATCGCTGAGATTTGCCGTTCCCGATACGATTTTTTCCAAAAGAGACTGTATTTTCGGATTTTTTTCAAGTCTCTGTTCAGATAAGGCTTTCAGTTCCTCATAGGTCATTCGCATCACTTCTCAATCCCGTAAGCTGACGGATATTTTTTTCGCCGAGGAATCCGGGCAGAGCCTGATTGATTTTTAATATGCCGTCTGCAATGCCGGTGAGGGCTGCCGAATCGGGTTCAAAAACAGGCAGCCAAAGCGTTCTTGTATCGGCAAAGGCTCTGCGGTCAAATTCAAAGTCGTCACGAATGCAGGCGGCTAAATATCCTGCGTTTATGAAGCCCGTACCGAAAGTTCTTTGAGCTTTACGTGCTGTAAGTCGTAGATTTTCATGCGCTGCTCTGATAGCTTCGGAGCTTGACGGATTCGCTGACGAAAATCCGAGATCGTCAAGCGTCAATCCCGTTTCTCCTGCAAAAACAGAAGCAAGTGTGCGAAGCTGTTCCATGTAAGGGGTCATGTTCTGCTGAGAAAACTGTCCTAAAACAGGCTTGTCGCCGTCGCCGTCCTTGCCGAAGCTGAGAAACGATTCCAACGACAGCTCCCGACCGTTGAACTCCGCCTCGTCCGATAATCCTAAAATATATTTCTGAGGAAAGCTGTAAAATTCCGCCGATACCTCCGAACGCAGCAGAGTTCTCAACGCTGCCTGCATAATGTCCATACAGGGACGGGAGATACGGGAATGTCCAAACGGACGGCGCGCGTCGGGACGGTTTATGACAGGCACAAGCAGGGGATACGGGGCTTTGTGCATTTGTACGCTTTCATGTCTGCCGTTTACATAATAATCCGTCTGATACGGACGAACATAAGCTTCTTTAACGGGTCGGTCGAACTTGTCGCATTCAAGCACGGCGTAACCCTCGGTGAGGAGATTCGTAACAGGGTCTATTTCGCCTGTAGCGTGACCGCCGTCTATGACCTGTAACGTTGGGTAGCCGTCCTTTCCACGGTCGATATAAATAAAACTGCACGATGTAATGAGGGCTGAAAGTATTGAGCTGTCAAAAAGCACATCGGGATTATTCAGCCGATATATCTCGTTAAGCTCAAACGCATCGTTGTCAAAGCAGTCAAAAATTATCCTGTCTGCGAGAATATCGACAGCCTTACCGCACCAACCAAGTGTTTCGGCAAGATTCCTGTAGCTGTCGGGGATAAGCTTTCCTACGGCTGAAACGCCGTTTTTTGCTTCATAATAATTATATCTTCTGTTCACACGAAGCTTTTTTCGGGCAAGCTTATTTTTCAGATATTGCAGTCCCTTTTCCGTGGTCTCACCTCCTCAGCGAGAAATTTGAGCAATGACGCGGTGGAGGGCTTGGAGTGTTCGCCCCGGGGACTCTCCCCCCTATGATTTGGTTAAAAAATAAGCGGAAGCGTGAACCTTATGGATAAGGGGAAGCTCGCATTTCCTTTCCGCAGCTTTTCATGATATTATTATAGCATGTCCGAAGTGGCTTAAACAAGTGCAAAAGGTGTCAACTTTCGGATAGCCGCCCTTTGTTTGCGCTTGACTGTATCGACGCTGTAACCCATTGCTTTCGCCGTTTCCTCGATCGTCATGTAATTAAGATAGCGGTTGATAAGCACAGCTTCAAGGTCGTCGCTGCAAAGCTTTGATATAGCAAGCCTTATTTCGTCCTCGATAACTGATAACTCTATGATCTCCTGTTTAAGTCTGAGGCTTATGTCTGCAAGGCGCATGAGAGCGTTTTCCGTGCCGTTTACGGAGCTGTCCGACTTGCCTTTATCGTTGTTCCCGTATATGCTTCGGAATCCCTCTGCACGTTCTCTCTGCCGCTTAGCGAGCGTTTCAAGCGCAGACCTTTTTTTGTCGGCGTAAAATGCACGGCTGAGCCATGCTTTCGTTTCGTTTTCAGTCATATTTACCCTCCCATTTTGACAACTCTATAAACATCACTCAAATTGCGTTCGGCTATGTACTTCGTGGCGGAATGCTCGGTGTAAAACCTCATGATACGGTCGTATCTGCTGCATACATATCGACCTATATCTGTATTCTCTACTGCATAGAAGATTATCAACCTATACACCTCCGTCCATTTTCGCGCCGCAGTTGGGGCAGTAAGATAGTGGTGTCCAGTCTTTGCAAGTGTCACACAACACAATCGAGACTCCACATTGGTTGCAAATACGACACGAATCAGTCGTATTGTCCCATTTGCCATGCTTCACAGGCTCGGCTTCGATTGTGGGAGCATCGTTAAGTACGCGTTGAGCAATTATCATAGCACACGCACCGTCCGTATTCATAACGCCGTTATACTCATTACGACACGTTTTAAATTTCTCTTTCAAGGCATCCGCATCAATCAGTCTCATTTTCAGCCCTCCTGTTCCAAGCTGCTTTCGCATCGTCAAGCGTGTTATAGTAATTACTACAAAAACCACAGTTGCAACTTATGTAAAAACGTCCTTTTGAAGTCTTGAAAAATAACTGATGTTCACTTCC